GCTGTCGCGGGGGCGCCTTGTGGGGCTCTGGTTCCGCCGCGCCAAGGCGGCCCGCGAAGGCGGCCTGCGCCGTATCGACCTGACCTTTCGCGCCCGCGTGGAAGACGTCTGACCCCGACAACCCGCGCCGGTGATACGGCGCCTAATCTTACGGAGAAAAACGATGGGTGCACAAAACGGAAAGGATCTGCTGATCAAGGTCGACCTGACCGGCAGCGGCCAGTTCGAGACGATGGCGGGACTTCGCGCCACGCGTATCAGCTTCAACGCAGAACAGGTCGACGTGACGACGCTGGAGTCGCAGGGCGGCTGGCGCGAGCTTCTGTCGGGCGCAGGCGTGAAGTCCGCCAATATCTCTGGTTCGGGCGTGTTCAAGGACGCAGGGACCGACGAACGCGCGCGCCAGATATTCTTCGACGGCGAAACACCTGATTTCCAGGTGATCATCCCGGATTTCGGAACCGTGCAGGGCGCCTTCCAGGTGACAGCCATCGAGTATGCGGGCTCGCATAACGGCGAGGCAACCTACGAAGTCGCGCTGGCCTCGGCGGGCGCGCTGCAATTCACCGCGCAGCCGGCTTGACCATGGCCAACCCGTGGAGAGGTGAGGTGGCGCTCGTCATAGATGGCGAGCCCCACGCGATGCGCCTGACGCTGGGTGCGCTCGCGGAACTCGAGGCCGGCCTTCAAAGCGGTTCTCTCGTGGATCTCGTCAGGCGGTTCGAGGACGGTGCGTTTTCCACGCGTGACGTGTTGGCGCTGATCGTTGCCGGTCTGCGCGGCGGTGGCTGGAAAGGCCGGGCCGGTGACCTCGTTTCGGCCGAGATCGAGGGCGGACCGATGGCCGCCGCCCGGGCGGCGGCGGAACTGCTGGCGCGGGCTTTCATGCTGCCGGACCAGGACGATGGCGGGGTTTGACTGGCCCGCCCTGATGCGGGCGGGCATGCGCGGCCTCGGTCTGCGCCCCGCGGAATTCTGGGATCTTACGCCGGCCGAGCTGCGGCTTCTGCTTGGTGACGAGACCGCGAAACCCATGAACCGGGACCGACTGTCCGAATTGATGTCGGCGTTCCCGGACCGTGACGAGGGAGACACGCGATGAGCGATTACGAGAGACTTTCGGATCTGGGCGACGGGCTCGACCAGTTGGAGCGATCGCTATCCGGAACCGTCGGCATGGCGTCCTCCTTCGAGGCCGAACTTCGGCGTATCAACCAGACCTTCTCGGCAACTGGCAGAAACGCGGCCCGGCTGGAGGCGTCGCTTTCGCGCGGGGTCACGCGCGCGATCGATGGGGTCGTTCTGGACGGCATGCGCTTGTCGGATGCGCTTCGGACCGTGGCGGACTCGATGATCCAGACGGCCTGGCGGGCGGCGGTCAAGCCGGTGGCCGGTCATCTGGGCGGCATGCTGGCATCTGGCGTTTCCTCGGTTTTCGGCGGGATCTCGCCATTCGCGAACGGCGGCGCCTTTACCCAGGGGCGGGTGATGCCGTTCGCGAGAGGCGGCATCGTCGACGGGCCGGTCACCTTCCCGATGCGGGGCGGCACCGGGCTCATGGGCGAAGCAGGCCCCGAAGCGATCATGCCGCTGAGCCGCGGGCCAGACGGCAAGCTGGGCGTCAAGGCCGAGGGCGGCTCAAGGCCTGTCACCGTCGTGATGACTATCTCGACGCCCGACGTACAGGGCTTTCAACGCAGCCAGAGCCAGATCGCGGCACAGATGAGCCGTGCGCTGAGTCGCGGCGCACGCAACCGGTAAGCGGAGATCACAATGGCATTTCACGAAACGCGTTTCCCCGCCAATCTCAGCTTTGGCTCGCTTGGCGGCCCCGAGCGCCGGACCGACATCGTCCAGCTTACAAGCGGGTTCGAGGAAAGAAACACGCCGTGGGCGCATTCCCGCCGCCGCTACGACGCCGGACTCGGGTTGCGGTCGCTTGATGATGTCGAGGCCCTGATCGCCTTTTTCGAGGCACGACAGGGGCAGCTTCATGCCTTCCGATGGAAGGACTGGGCAGACTTCAAGTCATGTGCGCCGTCGCGGTCTCCCGCTGCGAACGATCAGGTGATCGCGCGCGGCGACGGCTCCACCCGCAGCTTTCAGCTGGTGAAGGCATATCGCTCGGGGACGGAAAGCTATTTCCGGCCGATCACGAAGCCGGTTGCCGGCACCGTTACGGCCGCTGTCCAGGACGTGGAACAGTTCGAGGGCGTCGACTTCGAACTCGATGAAAAAACCGGCATAATAACCTTTGCAGAACCACCGACCTCGGGTGTCGAAGTGAGTGCGGGTTTCGAGTTCGACGTGCCCGTTCGGTTCGACATCGACCGTATCCATGTAAGCGTAGCCAGCTTTCACGCCGGGCAGGTCCCCGATGTACCAGTCGTGGAGGTTCGGGTCTGATGTCCGCTGATGCATTGCACGCACATCTCGCATCCGGTTCGACCACTGTTGCACGTGCCTGGGCTGTCGTCCGTCGCGATGGAGAACGGTTCGGATTCACCGATCACGATCGGCCTCTCGAATTCGACGGGATCGTATTCCGTGCCGAAACGGGGCTTTCGGCGCGCGCGCTGCACCAAGCGACCGGGCTTGCCGTGGACAACAGCGAAGCGATGGGCGCGTTGTCGCACGATGGCATACGCGAAGAGGACATCGCCGCTGGACGTTTCGACGGCGCCGAGGTCACGGCTTGGCTCGTGAATTGGGCGGATGTTTCCGCCCGAAGTGTCCTTTTCCGCGGCCATATCGGCGAGCTTCGTCGCGGGGCCGGGGCTTTCCACGCCGAACTGCGAGGGCTGACCGAAGCGCTCAATCGCCCGATCGGACGCGCGTTCGGAAAGGCTTGCTCAGCCGTGCTGGGCGACGCGAGCTGTGGCGTCGACCTCTCTACGCCCGGGTATCGCTATGAGGGCGCCTTGGTGTCGGTCGTCGAGAACAGGGTCTTCGATCTCGGAGACCTGTCAGGGTTCGCTCCCGGTTGGTTCCAGCGCGGGCAGCTTCGCGTTCTCGATGGTACGGCAAGCGGGCTCGGGGCGGCAATAAAGCGCGACAGGCTCGACGAACGCGGCCGCAGGGTGATCGAGCTATGGGAGCCATTGCGTGCGACGCCGGCAGCCGGTGATCCGGTGCGCATCGAGGCCGGTTGTGACAAGCGCTTCGAGACCTGTCGGCTGAAATTCGACAACGCGTTGAACTTTCGCGGCTTTCCAGACCTGCCGGGCGAGGACTGGATCATGGTTCATCCGGCGCAGTCAAAGCGGTTCGGCGGCGGGAGCCGGCGATGAGCCCCGTCGTGAGCGCCGCCCGGGCCTGGATCGGGACGCCATATGTGCACCAGGCCTCGGTTCGCGGGGCCGGAACCGATTGCCTTGGCTTACTAAGGGGCGTGTGGCGCGAACTTCTCGGGCCCGAGCCTGAAACGCCGCCTGCCTACACGCGAGACTGGAGCGAACCGCAGGGGGAGGAGCGCCTGCTTGCCGCGGGGCGCTCTTACCTGATCCCGCGGTCTCTCGACAGGCCGGAACCGGGCGACGTCTTGGTATTCCGGATGCGCGAGAATGCTGTGGCGAAGCATATCGGCATCCAGGCGCGCACAGGCCCCGAAGCCAGTTTCATCCATGCCTATACCGGGCATGGCGTAATCGAGAGTCCACTCAGCCAGGCTTGGTCGCGTCGCATCGCGGCCCGGTTTGCGTTTCCATTGGAGAACCGGTGATGGCGACAATTCTTTTATCGGCCGCCGGCGCGGCGGTCGGCAGTTCAGTGGGTGGCAGCGTCCTGGGCCTCTCCATGACGGCGGTAGGTCGGTTTGCCGGCGCCTCGCTTGGTCGGGCGATCGACCAGAGCCTTCTGGGGCAGGGCTCGGAGCCCGTCGAGACCGGAGCGATCGACAGGTTCAGGATTACCGCTGCGGGCGAGGGAGGGTCGATCGCGCAGGTCCATGGCCGCGTACGTGTCGGCGGTCATGTCATCTGGGCCAGCGAATTTCAGGAGCATGTCCGCGAAAGCGGGACCGGTGGAAGCGGCAAGGGAGCGCCGGCACAGCCGACCGTGCGCGAGTACAGTTACTCGGTCAGCCTCGCGCTGGCCTTGTGCCAGGGCGAGATCACCTCGGTTGGACGCGTCTGGGCAGACGGTGCGGAGATCCCGGTGTCCGATCTCAACATGCGCATCTATCCTGGAACGACCGATCAGCTTCCAGACCCCAAGATCGAGGCTATCGAGGGCCCCGGCGAGGTTCCGGCTTATCGTGGCACCGCCTATGTCGTGATCGAGGACCTGCGTCTCGAACGGTTTGGCAACCGTGTGCCGCAATTCAGTTTCGAGGTAACGAGACCCGATCTTTCCCAGGAGACTTCTCCGGCGACCGCCGTTCGCGGTGTGGCAATGATACCGGGTACGGGCGAATATGCGCTGTCGACCGAGCCAGTTCAGATGGCCTATGCCGAGGCGGGCAGCCCTCATGACTTGGGCGCCAAGCGTGCCGTGGTGAACGTCAATAGCCCAAGCGAGCAGCCTGACTTCACGACATCGCTGGACCAGATGCGCGCCGAGCTTCCGAACTGCGGCGCGGTCTCTCTCATCACGAGCTGGTTCGGCGACGATCTTCGCTGCGGCAGCTGCTCGATCCGTCCCAAGGTCGAGCAATCCCGCCACGACTCGGCGACCATGCCCTGGTCCGTGAGCGGTCTCGAGCGCGCCCAGGCGATGACCGTGCCGTTTGAGAACGGACGCCCGGTATACGGCGGGACGCCGGCCGACGCGTCGGTCGTCCAGTCCATCTGCAGGATGCGCGAACAGGGCCTGGCAGTGATGTACTACCCGTTTATCCTGATGGACCAGATGGCAGGAAACGGGTTGACCGACCCCTGGACCGGCGCAGGGGACCAGCCGGTGCTCCCATGGCGGGGGCGCATCACCGCCAGCGTGGCACCTACGCGCGCAGGAACGCCTGACAAGACGTCCGCAGCAGATGCCGAGGTGGCCGCCTTCTTCGGGACCGCCGCCGCGTCGGACTTCTTGGTCGCGGACGGTCGCGTGACCTATTCGGGTCCCGAGGAATGGGGATATAATCGATTCATACTGCACCAGGCCGCGCTTTGCGCGGCCGCCGGCGGCGTCGATGCCTTCTGCATCGGATCGGAGATGCGCGGACTGACTCAGATCCGCGGTGCCGAAGGCTTTCCGGCAGTACAGGCCTTGCGTCGACTGGCGGCCGAATGCCGCGCGATCCTGGGCCCGGACGTCAAGATCGGTTACGCCGCCGACTGGACCGAGTATTTCGGCTATCATCCGCAGGACGGAAGCGGAGACCTGTATTTTCACCTCGATCCGCTCTGGTCCGAACCACAGATCGACTTCGTCGGCATCGACAATTACATGCCCGTTTCCGACTGGCGCGATGGCGATGACCATGCCGATGCCAGCTGGGGCGCGGTGCACAACCTCGATTACCTCAAGGCCAATATCGAGGGCGGCGAGGGTTATGACTGGTACTATCCCTCTCCCGAGGCCCGCGCCGCCCAACGCCGCGAACCGATCCTTGACGGGGCATACGACGAGCCTTGGGTCTGGCGTTTCAAGGACCTGCGCGGCTGGTGGGAAAACCGGCACCATGAGCGTATCGGCGGCGTCAGACAGGCCGCTGCGACCGGGTGGGAGCCGCGCTCGAAGCCTTTCTGGTTTACCGAGTTCGGATGTGCGGCGATCGACAAGGGGACCAACCAGCCCAACAAGTTCCTTGACCCGAAGAGCTCGGAAAGCGATTTTCCGCGTTATTCCAACGGCCTGCGTGACGAACTGATCCAGCATCAGTATCTCTGCGCGACGATCGAATACTGGAGCGATCCCGCGAACAACCCGCGGTCGGATATCTATGACGGCGCGATGCTGGACATGGATCGGGCATTCGTGTGGGCCTGGGATGCCCGGCCCTACCCGTGGTTTCCGGGCAACGAGGAACTCTGGTCGGACGGGCCAAACTACCGGCGTGGGCACTGGCTCAATGGCCGGGCATCGGGACGCACGCTGGCGTCCGTCGTGAGGGAGATCTGCAGGCGCGCCGGCGTTTCCCGGATCGACACGAGCGAACTGCACGGGTTCGTACGGGGATATTCCGTTCCCGAGCTGAGCGATGCAAGGCGTGCCCTGCAGCCATTGATGCTTGCATACGGGTTCGACGCGGTCGAACGCGACGGAACGCTGGTGTTCCGCAGCAGGACAGGGCGCAACGCGATCGACCTGTCGATCGAGGAAATGGCCGAGAGCGAAGCGATCGAAGGCAACCTCCTCGAAAGCCGCGAAGGCGAGGCCGACATGAGCGGCCGCGTGCGCCTGAAATTCATTCTCGCCGAAGGCGAGCACCAGGTCGTATCCGAAGAAGCGGTGCTGCCGGAAGACCGGACCCACGCGGTCGCCGAAACCGAGGTTCCGCTTGCACTGACCCGCGCCGAAGGGCGCCAGACGGTCGAGCGGTGGTTGTCCGAGGCCCGGATCGCCCGCGACACGCTGCGCTTCGCGCTGCCGCCCTCGCAACTGGCCGTCGGCGCTGGAGATATCGTGCGCGTTCCTGCGGCCGGTGGACCCGTACTGGCCCGGGTCGACCGTGTCGAGGTGACCGACCGGCAGATTGTCGAAGCGGTCAGGATCGAGCCCGATACCTTTCAGCCTTCCGACTTCACCGAGGAAAGCGCACCGCTGCGACCTTTCACGCCGGTCGTCTCGGTCTCTCCCGTTCTGTTGGACCTGCCGTTGATTTCCGGGGACGAGGTCCCTCATGCGCCGCACGTTGCGGTCACCGCAACGCCTTGGCCGGGCACC